ATGCGAAGTAGAGAAAATATAGCATCTGCAAAAGAGGCAAGATTGATGGATACAGAAGAATTAAGAGCATATACAAGTCTTGGCCGAAATAATGCAATAAAATTTGGCGAAAAGATTGAAGCAAAGGTCAAAATAGGTCGAAGGGTATTATGGGATCGTAAAAAAGTTGATCAATATTTCGATTCACTGACTGGAGTAAAGTAATGAAAAACCAAAGCAGAAATAACCGAATACATACAGGGAAATGGTCCGGCAAGACAAATTTCCTAATTGATGGATTACTACCAATTGGAAAAGAACAGGGTGTAATCATTCATTTAAGTTTTAAGCAGGAGCGAAAAAGAGGATGAAAAACGAAAGAAGGAAAAGTTTTATTTTATATTTGGATAATTCGATCATCCTCGATCAGTTAACCGACGAAGAAAGTGGAAAGCTTATCAAAGCTATTTTTAAGTATCAAAGCAGTGGGGTAACACCAGATTTTTCCAAAAATCCGGCACTTGCAATGGGATTTTCCGTTTTTAAGATGTCGCTTGATCGTGACTCGGAAAAATACCAGGAGCGTTGTGAGAGAAATAGAGCGAATGGGAAAAAGGGTGGAATAGCAAATGCTACCAAACGCTACCAAACAGGAGCGAATGTAAGCAAACGGGTAGCAAATCAAGCCGATAATGATAGTGGGAATGATAATGACAGTGATAATGGAAATGATATTGGTAATGGAAGGATTAATTACAAAGAGGTAATGGAAGCATTCAATACTATCTGTGTATCGTATCCAAAGGTGAAATCATTATCAGAGGCGAGGAAAAAAGCAATCCAGGCAAGGCTACGCACGTATTCAATGGATGATTTAAAGAGAGCTTTTGAAGCAATGGAGCAGAGTGAGTTTTTAAAGGGGAATAATAGTTCTGACTGGTCAGCTAATTTTGATTGGGTTATGAAGGACAGGAACCTTGCGAAGGTATTGGATGGCAACTATAAGAATAAGGAGGACAAAAATTATGAACCAGACACTGAAAATCGGAGACCAGCATCGGATTATTACAAGCAATTTCTCCGGGATGGCACAGGTAACTAACGTGAAAACAGTGGACACCAAGGAACAAAAGGGAGTTCTGGTGGAATATTTGGTTGAGAAATATGGACAGAGCGGAGATTTTTTTATTCCAGATGGTGCGATATTAGACGGCCAGATCGACAGCCGTAGAGTGAGAAGTGGAATGCCGGTAGAATACATGTCCAAAGATGGCAGGGATTTTGACTGGGGGCAGTATTCAGAGGATGTAGAGATTCAGAAAAAAATAGCCAATGCCTTTGTGTATAGCTTTGCGACTTTTCGGAAACAAGGCAGGGGATTGTACATCTATTCAAGCACTAAAGGCAGTGGGAAAACGCTTCTTGCATGTTGTTTGGCGAACGAGGTGTTAAAAAAGCAAGATGTTTCGATCAAATTTACAACTATTGCTGATTACATAGAGCTTGTGCGGAGTAGCAAAAATGAAGCGGTCAAAGAACAGATGAACGCAATTATGAATACCGGATTGTTGATTGTTGATGATATCGGAGCAACGAAAGAGGACAAGGATTGGATTTCAGATGCCATTTACAGATTGGTGAACAGGCGGTATGAGAATATGTTACCGACCATTTATACATCAAATGTCATGATTGATAATCTGAAATGTGATGATCGCATAAGCAGCAGAATAATGGAAACCAGTACAGTCCTTGCGATGCCGGAGTTTAGTGTACGGAAGAAAAAGGCAGACGAACGAAATGAAGCTTTTTTGCGGGGAATCTTAGAGGAATAGAAAAGCGTGCATCCTGCTGCCATTATCGGGCAAAGTTGGCAGCAGGATGCACCTTTCAATCATTTTAACATGGCGGGAGGTGTGTGACAATGGTGGAACTGAGGATAGAAAGAGAAAACAGGATAGTAAGGCTGTATTTCATACAGGGAATTTGCGTGGAAAAAAGAGACAGGATCTGGATAGCTGATGTGTTGTTGAAAGAAGTAAGGCTCAGAGATAACACAAAGGCGGTAGGGATTAAGCTGTGTGCGAGGACGATAGAATCAATGAAAAAGCTTATCATTGACTTAGCACAGTTGTATGGCGTACACGAAACGTTATGCGTGAGGATTCCAGAAAGCGAGGAAGAGGGAGTGTTATGGTCGTACCAGGTGGAATGGTGAAAAAATGCTAACATTTGCTAACATTTTGAGGAGATATAAGCAAAAGCATAGCAAAAAAAGCTTCGGATTGTTAAGAAATGTTAAGACAAGCGAACATATACTGATGAAACAGAAAAACATGACATTTGGGACATATAGGGAAAAAGACAACGGGGGTGATGATTTGATTGCTGAGAAATGCAAAGGTTAAAGCATATATTGCGGAAAAAGACAGCGGAGGTGATGATTTGATTCAACGAATAGAATGGGACGGTGGATAGATGAAAGAAAAACTTACATCGAAGCAAAAGAAATTCGCATTGGAATTTCTGATCTCTGGAAACATAACAGATGCGGCAAAGAAAGCCGGATACAGTGAGCGGTCAGCAAGACAAATAGGATCGCTGAATTTGACAAAGCCGAATGTTGTTGAGTACATGAGCGAGATATTGGGCAAAACCAAAAGCGAAGAAGTGGCAACGACAGAGGAAGTCTTGGAATTCCTTACATTTGTGATGCGTGGGGATGTAGCGGAGCAGTTTGGATTAGATCCGGCTATAACTGACAGAACTAAGGCGGCACAACTGCTCATGAAGCGGTTCAATGACGATCAGCGGATGGACTTGGAACTGACAAAGTCAGAGATCCGATTTAAAGAGAATATGCCAGGAGAACAGGATAACATCCTTGATGCGCTGAATATTACAGCAAGTGAAGTATGGAACAATTAACTGAATAGAAAAGGAGAAAGAACATGAAGGTATTTTTAACAATTATTTTATTGGCGATTTTTACAACAGAGTTTCTTAATTTCTGCACTAATGCTCTGATATGGGTGAATCTGGACAGAAAGGAGAGAGAGAATGAAAAACATATCGATTGATGGAAAGAAAGTTATCAAAGTTCAAAACGGGCATATTTCGATTGCGTTTCCGACCGGAATAGAAAAAACAGGAAAAGCTATAAGAAAAATGTTGAAATTGTTGGGGCAAGCGGAGAAAGAGGAAGAGCGAAAGCCGCACAATAAAGACCAGATTTATAAAACATTGGATGGTAAATTCGCTATAGAGTTCGAAAAACTATTTGGAAAAGGAGCTTGCAAAAAGGTGTTCGGAGTGCAAAAGCCATCATATACACTTTACCTTGAATTTTTTGATAAGTTAAATGATCTATTTGAGGAATGGATTAAAAAAATATAAGGAATAACCGGGCAACGTTTGGAGTTGCCCGCTAACCGTTAACAGTAAGCGGTAGAAAGGACGATACATGACAGAAGATGGAAGTATTGTTATTAACACAAAAATCAGAACTGATGGTATAAAGGCGGGTACCGCAGAAATTGAAGCTGGAGTGCATCGGGCAGCAGACAGAGTAAATACATTGGGAAGTAATGTAAAAAAGACTCTTAATAACCAGATAGATTCTTTTGTGAAGCTAAATGATGAGTACAGTACGCAGGAACAAAAAGTAGAATCCTTACGGCAAAAGGTAGCTGCTTATGCGAATCAACGGATTCCGACTACGGAATACAAAGAGATAACAGCACAGATTGAACAAGCACAGGAAAAGCTCAATCGACTTAACGATGCAAAAGAACGTTTCGGAGCTACAGGTGGAAAGGTCAATAGCACATCATATAAGAAAATGCAGTATGACATAGATGAGCTTGCGAACACAATCAAGTATGCAAAGTTAGAACTTGATGATCTGGAGGCATCAGGGAAAGCTTTTATTTCTGGCGTAAATACTAAAGAAGCGCAAGCGGATATGGAAAAGCTGACTGCTGCCGAGAAAAAACTTTCCGATATGCAGAAACAACTGCATACATCGTACCAATCAATAACGGATGCCCATAATTCTTATCTGAATAAGTTGTTAGAAAACGAACGAAAAAACGAACGGAAAATTGCGGAAATTAATGGAAAACTTGAAGAAACAAGGGCGAAAGAAGTTGAAGCAGCCGTAGAAGCAAATCGGCTAAAGGCTATCGGTGATAATGCAAAAGTCGGAAGTAAGAGAATCGTAAATCTTAATAGTGAATTAGAGAGATTACAAGCAAGACAGAACGAACTGAAATCTGCGGGTATTGGAAGTGGATATAAAGAATTTGATTCGAACACAAGACGTATAGCGAAGATTAACGAAACGCTTAGGAAATATCAGGATGAATTAAAAAAGACAACAAAAGAAGAGGGGAGATTTGGAGTAGCCGGTGGAAAGATTGCCGGAAATATGAAAAAGACCGAAAAATCAGTTGATAACGCAAGATTTAGTATGTCACGAATGATAAAAACAGGCTTACTAATGAACATTGTAATGCGGGCGTTTTCGGGAGTAATGAGTGGAATCAAGGCCGGATTTGATAACTTAGCTCAGTATTCCAACGGAACCAATAGTTGTTTATCTGTTTTGTGGGGAAGCCTTATCAGATTACAAAATTCACTTGCTACAGCTTTCAATCCGATACTAACCGTTATCACACCGATACTGTCACGATTCATTGACCTTATCAGCACAGCCATAACCTATGTAGGAATGTTTTTCGGTTACCTTGCCGGGAATAAAACATACACAAAGGCACTGGCAGTACAAAAAGATTATGCTGCCAGTCTGGACAAGACCGCTAAGTCTACGAAAAAAGCCACAAAAGCAGCGAAAGACTACCTGTCACCGCTCGATGAAATTAATCGGTACACAACAAATAAGGATACCGACACAACACCGTCTGGATCCGGTGCAAACGGAACACCGATTAGCAAAATGTTTGAAGAAGTCCCGATAGATGCACCGCCGATTTTCGAAAAAATCAAGGATGTACTGGGGCAGATATTCCAACCATTTAAAGAAGCGTGGGAACGTGAGGGAAAGAACACGATTGATGCTGCTAAGTATGCATTGTCGGAGCTTGGAGCACTGGCAAAGAGTGTCGGCAGTAGTATGTTGGAAGTCTGGACGAATGGTACAGGCACACAGATACTGTCTACCATGTTACAGATCGCACAGGGACTGCTTACAACGGTCGGGAATATCGCAAGGCAATTAGATATAGCTTGGAATAAAAACGCCGTAGGAACGGCCATTATACAGGCTATAGCAGATGCTTTCCAAAAGGTACTTGATATCATCAATCGTCTTGTGTGGGATACGGCTCAGTGGGCGGGATCGTTGAACTTTTACCCGTTACTTAATTCGATTAAGAATCTGTTTGAATCTATGTCACCGCTGATAGAAGCTATTGGAAGTTTCTTAGAAAGACTGTATACGAATATCATTTTACCAATGCTTAAGTTCTTGATAGAAAATGGACTTCCGTTCCTTATTAATCTACTTGCGGGTTTGTTTGATTTTCTCGGAGAGCATCAATGGATTATAGATGCCATTGGAGCTGCACTGCTTGGAGCCTTTGTATCATCGAAGATATCACCTCTTGTACTTGGAATAAGAAGTGCCATTACAAGTCTTATAGGCGTATTCACTGGTGCCGGGGGATTATCTGGAGCAATTTCTATGATCGTTACGGCTTTCGATAGATTTGCAGTTGCTTCAAATGTAATACCTATTGCCATTGCGTTAGCTGTTGCAGCTATTGTATTAATAATCACTCACTGGGATCAGCTTAAAGCTGCAATGTCGAAACTTATGGACTGGATAAAAGGAGTATTTTCCGTTGATTGGAATGCTCAACTCGGAGTATTGGGAGAGGGAATAGAAGTTTTATTAAGTACCGTAAAAGGTATTTTTAACAGTATAAAGCAGATATGTTCTGGATTTATTACGTTCTTAAAAGGAGCATTTACAGGAAATATAGATATGGCACTAAAAGGAGTTTTGGGTATATTACGTGGAGTTGCTAATTTGGTTTTTTCGATATTCAAAACCCCAGTCAATGAGGTTATTGCTTTGTTTAATGCAATGGGACAGACGATTGTCAAAGCGATTAATAATCTGATTGATGGATTGAATCATATTAAGGTGCCGGATTGGGTTCCAGGTATCGGTGGTAAAGGAATCAATCTTTCTCATGCGAACTTCAGGAGGGTTCCTTACCTTGCACAGGGCGCAGTTATTCCGGCCGGAAATCCGTTCTTGGCGGTTCTTGGTGACCAGACAAGAGGAAACAACTTGGAGATGCCGGAAAATCTGTTAAGAAAAATCGTAAGTGAAGAAAGCGGTAAAGGTACAGGAATGATAAAACTTGTGGTAAATCTGGACAGCCGTACTGTACTTGAACAGCTTATTAATACAGCAAAAGAGATGCAGATGTCCAACGGACAGAATGTATTCGAACTTGGGAGGTAGGTAAATGGAACAAGGAGTAAGAGGCAGATCTATGTCGGATTATGGAATCAATCACATAGAGGTTGATAAGCTTGTGAAATTCTGCAAAGAAGCAAGGGGCGAAGACTTAGTATTGCTTTTACGGGCAGCAGTCTTGACCAATGAGGACATAGCAGCAGAGCTATTTACGTGTTTGAAACTGGGTATCGGTTATGAGGTGATATATAAAAAGCACTGGATCCCGATGCAGAGAAAGGATTTTCAAGGATACAGGAGAAAAACACTTGAAACAGTGGAACGATTGTTGCTGATGCGTGATATAGAGATGGAAGAATAGAATTATACTAATGGGAGTAATATAGTTGCCTGTTTGGTAATGCTGTGATATGATACGGACAGGGAAACCAAAAGCAGGCGGCTACCCTCCAACTTCGGAGGGATAAAAACACCCTCCAGACGAAAGAAAGGAGGGCGATGCGATGGTTACATATTCTGACATGATTCAGTTTTGTATATTCATTGTTGCCCTTGTAGGTCTTTGTTATGAGATTTTCAAGGGAAAACGAAGATAGCCGCCAACTACTGCGAATAGTTGACGACTATTTATAATAATAGCTGTTAATATTATCAGGGTAGCCGCTTGCGGTTTCCCTCTTGTGTCTTAAATATAGCATATCTGATAAATAGATTCAAGCAGATCAGAAAATAAAGTTAGTATAAATTATTTTATGTGTTCAGAAATTTTTATTCCATTCCCCTCGGCAATTTTAGCAATTTTAAGATAATTTTTTGTTTGTTGATTTTTCATGCGACGATAACCACCGAATGATTTTGGGGCAATATCAGGTAAAGTGGCACGAATAGTGTAATATTCAATTTCATCAATGCCTTTTTGATATTCATTTTCTTTTTCTTTGAGGTAATTACGATAGGATTCTTTTTCGGAATCAGAGCGATCATCTATATAGGGGCGTTGGCTCGCTTTGATAGCATCGACATCGTGACCGTTTTTATCTCTAATAGTATCTGTTCCATCATTGTTGAAAAAATAAGTAGAAATATTATGACGGCACTTAGGGTGAACGCTTCCGGTTTTCATAATTACATCGGGAAGTTTAGGGAAAATATTACTTTTTCCAGAAATACTATAAACGCGACCTTGCAATTTATTGCATTCCGCACAGCAACCGAGATGAGCACTCATTACTACATAATCAGTATGATATTTTTTACAATCTTTAAGGGCATGGTCTAATGATATTTTGTGTAGATTTAAAAGATCAATTGGCTTATTCGGAATATTTTTTACATAGTCATTGATCAATTGCTTTTCTTGCTCGTACTCTTGTAATTTACATTCGGTGAGTAGAATATGAGAATAATTTAAATAGTCTTTTAATCTATAACAATTATTGGAAGCAGCTAAAAAAAGATGAATGCGTTTATATAAACAATCAGATTCTTCGATGAATCCATTGTTTCTTAGGTTACCTGCTTTCATTTTTAAAACATATTCCAAACTGCCTGTAATACCATAACCATGCATTATATCTGTTGAAGCAAAAGTTGGAACAGGAATCTGGCATAAATCATGTATAGATTCTAAGTTGTATTTTTTTCCATCAGATACAAGAAACTTTGCATCGTACCAACTGCGGGCATCGGGTGGGGAGGTTTTATACATTTGTCCGTTTTTAAAATATATTATATCAGCTTTTTTTAGGTTGTCAGAGGGTATGATTGCTTTTTCCTGTAATGAAAAATTTGAGGCATTTTGGTTTTCTGGAAGTTTAAATGCATTCAATATTTTTTCGACAAAATTCATATATGACATCCTTTCTAAACGATGGAGTTTTTATGAATCACGTTCTATAGCTTCATTAACAGAGCGGATAATGAAAGCATTTACACTTTCATTATGTTTTTGAGCATGAGCCTTTATTAGTTCTTTTTGACCTTTAGGGAAAGTGACGTTTATTCGATCATAATTATTTTTTACATATTTATTTACGGCTTTTTGCTGAGCTTTACTTATTTTGGATTCTTCTGCCATTCTATCACCTTCTTTTTTTACTTTTTTAGGAAGATAAAAGTTCACTTTTCCATTACAGTTAATTATAACATACATGTCTATTGATGTAAATATAGAAATATCACAAATATATTGGTGTAAATATATATGGAATGTCAATAGACTATTGGTGCAAATAGATATATAATATAATCACAAGTTAAGAGAAAGCAAACGAACATCCCGAAAAGATGTGAAATCAAAGTCCATATACCTGTGAGCGACCTGGGTGTTTAGCAATAGTCAGGAAGATGACTTGATCGGAAGCTTTCTAAGACTTATAAGAAAGGAGTTGTCGGAAAGATGAAATACAATCTTAGCAGGATTATGTTGAAAGCATGGGAGATTTACCGAAAATACAATATTAAATTTAGTGAAGCACTTCACAGAGCATGGCTGTCAGCAAAAGCGGAAGAAGTCAACGCTAAACGCATTGAGGTGAGCAAAAAGGCATTAGGAATCACCGAGGATACAAATACATGGTCTGGGTGGAAAAAGCTTGGATATGAAGTAATACACGGCTCAAGAGCATTGTTTGGATGTTCGTTGATCTGGGGTTCTAAAGGTGATGGAGCAGTATATAACGCCCGGTTCTTTGGAAAATCACAGGTACAGGCAATTGTATGAGAAAAGGTGGTAAGAAGATGGAAGAGAATAAAAAACTGGAATGGTACAAGGATGCCATTGTTAAAAGAGTGCAAGAAAGCAATAATCTGCAGTGGTTGAAGCTGATACATATATACGTGACACATTTAAAAGAAAAGGAGAGTTAGAGCATGAAGAACGAAGAAATAACATGGTACAAGAACAGAATAATCAAACTGGTAAAGGAAAGTGAAGATTTACGTCTGTTAAAATTAATACATCGAATAGCCGAGAACTTATTAGGAACAGTCAAAGAGCGGTAAGGGCGGTGAGAGTATGAAGCAGAATGAAGAAGTGATGGAGTATAAAGAAGAATTGCGACAAATGATTGAAAACATAGAAGATACAGATACGATCAAGTATTTGCGTACATTCATAAAAACTTTTTTGAAGGAGTGGGAATAAAAATGATGAATAAATTAACAGCAACAGCACTATTTGATAAAAATTCATGTCTTATCGGTAATAAGGATGTGATTCCAAAAAGCGAAGCGATAAGACTACTGGGAAGTGAGGCTGTTGAATTTGCAGACAGAGCAGATTCCAGATATCAGAATGCTTATGGAATCGGAGATTTTACAATGGAATATTTAACCAGAGAGGGATTTTTTATTGCAGTAACATACAAAAATGTAGAAGAACAGAAGCAAGCAACAAAGGTGAAAGAGACTAATAAGTAAAGCATTTACAGGAAGATAAGGAGAATACAGATATGAGTAAAAAAGAAAACACAACAGGAACAACAATGGCAAGCGAAATCATCAGAGATATGAAGCGAAGAGAGACAGAAGCAATCGGAGAGCTTTCTGGAATCTTAATGGATCTTGATAAGGTGCTCTATACGTTGGAAGTAGTACAGGAGAATTCCGATATTGTAGGAAAATCAGTAAATGACGGGGCGTTGTTTATGATGAACCGTAATCGGATTTATCAGAACTCTTCAATTGCTCATGATTACGTGAGAGGATTCGAACAGAAGCTGACAAAGACGATAGATACATTGGATACTGATGATATTACGGGAGAGGAGCCGGCCGGAGATACTAATACAGATTCAGACGGAGAAACTCATACACAGGAGATGGAGAGCAAGAAGAAATTCATTGTTAAGACGGTAGAGGATATCAAGGCAGAGAAAGCTATTAATATGATCTATGCCTTTGTAAGAAAACTGGCAGCAGAAGAATAGAGGAAGTCAAAAAATCACTTTAGCTTTAAGGATATACTGTTTGAAAGATATTCATAATAATTGGAGTGAAATTAATCGACTAAAAAGAAGGTGATATAACAAAAGCCCCAGGTGCGGCAACACCACGGGGCCAAACAGAAATAACCCAATACACACGATAAAGGGTCAACATGATTATAACTGTCATGTTGGCTTATTGCAATACTTGAACTTGTGTTCAGAAAGGAGTAGAGCATGGCAGTTGATAAGAGAGGCAGAAAATTACCAAAGGGGATCAGACAGCGAGGAAATACATTTGAAGGGCGCTTTATGTACAGTGGAACAACTTACACAGTACAAGGCACGACAATAACTAAGGTTCAAAAAGACATGACTGAGCTTAAATATAAGTTGGAGCATGGAATATATGTGGCAAAGGATAAGATAACTCTGGATGAATGGTATAAAACATGGTTGGAGGAATATAAAAAGAACCGGGTGAAAATAGGAACCTATACGAGCTATGAAAAATATTATCAGAGCATTATAAAAAAGAGACTCGGCAGCAGGCAGATCTCTGAGATCCGGGGCGAGCATATTCAGAAATTATATAATGATCTGGTGAAAGAGGGGTATGCATTATCAAGTATCAAAGTTGTATCGGCCGTTTTGAATGGGTGCCTGAAACAGGCCATGAAGAATGGATTAATTGAACGTAATCCGGTAGGGTTGGCGGAGTTGCCACGGCAAACAGGAAAGAAAAAGGAGCGGATAGCGATGACGAAAGAACAGCAAGATCTGTTTATGGAATATGCAAAAGAGAGCTATTTATACCATTTCTTTGCAGTGATGCTTCAGACCGGAATGAGAAAAGGAGAGATGCAGGGACTTAAGTACTCTGATATTGATAAGAAACAGAATGTGATTCATGTTCAGCGCACATTGAAATACATAGAGGGGCAAGGGTATATTGAAGATACACCGAAGACAAGAACCTCTACCAGAGATATTCCGTTGACTGCTGCCGTGGTGGAGCATATAGAGGCACAGCGGAAGTATTGGAATTTCAAGATTGTGAATATGAATCAGTATTTATTCTGCAATGAAGAGGGTGGTCCGATTAGCAGGGAACGGATTCAGGCTGAAATAGATCAAACGGTAAAACGGATCCGGGAAGCTGGTCATGATTTCCCGAGAATCACAAGCCATGTATTCCGGCATACTTTTGCAACACGTGCGATAGAAGCAGGAATGCCGCCGCAGGTATTGAAAACAATCCTGGGGCATAGCTCACTTGCTATGACGATGGATCTGTATAGTCATGTTCTACCGGATACGAAAGCGGAAGAGATGCAGAAGATTGCTATCATGTTTTAAAGGATGGTATTGGCTCAAGTAAGGTTTGACAATGGCAAATATATGGCGTATATTGTTGGAAAATAGATATTAGCCTTTGGAATCTTTGTGGCGGTTGTATCTTCAATTACTGTGGAAGGAAAACGAACTTTAGGTAATGTGGAACTGAAATGGAAACTGGAGGTGTTCAGCATGATAAACTACATGACAATGATTTTGCAGATGGACGGTGGCGCGCTTGGGATATGTCCGTGA